GGGCTGGCGGTCGGGAAAAGTACCAGCACCAGAATCATCAATGAAACACATAAATTAATGTGGAAAGCACATAAAAATGAGCAAACCAATACCACTCACACTCGGCACACCCGTTAAATTTGATAGCGAGCATGGCATGCAGCGAGGCCACATCATTGGCATTCATCAACTTTATGTGATTGTCGAAGTAGATGGCAATCTTGCAGGCTGTACGTGGAAAGTTGAGCGCACCAACGCTACTCTGCAACAGGCAGCAGCATGAAAAGCCGCATCATCACCACTCTGTTCATCCAGTTGCTGCGCCGTGTCGCCACGCAACGCGTACCAGACGTCATCATCGGCGGTGCCGACGATCCGTATCTGTATCGCTGGTTTGTCATCCCGCGCAATCCGATCTTCAACATCTACCTGCACAAGTTTTTGCGCAGCGATGACGACCGCGCTCTGCACGATCATCCGTGGGTCAATTGCAGCGTTTTGCTAGACGGCCAATACACCGAACATACCATCGGTGCCGGTGGTATTCATCACCTCGCATTGCGTCAGGCTGGTGAGATCAAGATGCGTTGGACAGGCAGATTCGCCCACCGTATCGAGCTCACGCACGGCAGCTGCTGGACGTTGTTTATCACTGGACCGCGGTATCGCCAGTGGGGATTCCATTGCGAAAAATCAGGTTGGGTGCATTGGGAAAAATTCACTTCTCAAAACGACCACGGTGCGATTGGCAAAGGTTGCGATCAATAAAACGCATTGCCACAAGATGAATTTATCGAACTCATAACACTGACAGCCAAGTAAAGAAAATATATGACAACAAAATCACGCAAGCATAAGCAATACAAACCGCGCGCCATTTGTGCAATTGGCGGTCTTGCTCTTGTCTCGGTGATGCATGCACGCACAGAAGATCAACAGCCTTTGCATGCAGATGATCTCACTGATCTCAATCTTGCCTATCGATTATCGTTTGATCAAATGGTGCGCGGTGCTTCTAACGAAGAAGCATGGACTGTTGTCGTCTGCTCACTCAATGTCGCGCTCATTCTCACAGAGCGTGGCTTTGGAAAAGAATACCTGCCCTACATCAACCGCGCGCTCGAAGGTGCCTACCGTGCTCGTTTGCGCGCAGAAAAACACAAAGTTTGGCGTTTTGATGGTGACGCCATCAACGCGATCCGCGAGGCACTCGAAGTGCACGATGAGCAAGTCAAGTTCGCCACCAAAGATGATATGCGTCAGGCGCTGGAAGAAGTCCACCGCCGCATTATCGACGGCAATGTTTATCAAAAAGCAGCATAACTACCAATGACCATCAACCAAGAGGAGAACACATGAACGCAGCAATTCAACTACCAGCAGCGCCTGGAACACCATTTCAGGGTGGATTTTTCGCAGGAACACTTTTCTCAAACAATCAGTTGTTCGCACTGATCGTGGCAACCAAAGCAGATGGTGAGCATGCTCCGAGCCAATGGAACGAGAAGTATCAATCTGTCGATGGTGCGACATCCTACTTCGACGGCATGGCAAACACCGATGCGATGGTAGCGGCCGGTAGCAATCTCGCCAAATGGGCGCGCGATTTGCGCATCGATGGGCATGACGATTGGTATCTTCCGAGCCAAGACGAGCTGGAAATCATCTATCGCAACCTCAAGCCAACCACGCAAGAAAACTACCTCTACTCCCGCTCCGGCATCAATGCGTCAGCTGCACCAGCCACACATCCATATACGGCAAGCAGCCCTACACAAACAACCGCCAGCGCGTTTCAAGAAGGTGGTGAGGAGGCGTTTGCACCAGAGTGGTACTGGAGCAGCACGCAGCACGCCGCCGGTTCTGATTATGCCTGGCAGCAGGATTTCGACAACGGCTACCAGGTCGTCACCCACAAGGATGACGAGGTTCGTGCCCGCGCCGTCCGCAGATTAGCAATTTAATCATTTATCAATTCAAGGGAATTAGCGATGAGTAAAGCACTCTGGATCAAAGAAAACCTGAAGCGCGGTGAAAAATACGCCGGCATCATTCTCGGCAAGGATGGCGCACCAGATCATCACCTGATCTTGCTGCCGCAAAAGGCCGAGTCGGTCAATTTCGCCGCCGCACAATCTTTCGCAAAAAAAGAAGGTGGCGATCTACCAACACGACGCGAGCAGTCGTTATTGTTCGCCAATTTAAAAGAGGAGTTTGAGCCGCGCTGGTATTGGTCTGGCGAGCAGCACGCCGCCGATTCTGATTATGCCTGGCAGCAGTATTTCAGCCTCGGCGGCCAGGTCAGCGGCCACAAGTATGTCGAGGTTCGTGCCCGCGCCGTCCGCAGATTAGTCATTTTGTAATTTAACTATTTCATTTATATCAGCATGGCTCTCCACACCAACCTGCCGATTTACAAAGTCGCTTACGACTTGTTAAACGTCATCACTGATCTTGCCAAAAACATGCCTCGCGATTTAAAGGCATCCATCGGCGGCAAGTTATGTGATGAATGCGTCGAGATCGTCACACTGATCTTTCGTGCCAATGTAGCGACTCACAAAGTCGTTCATTTGACCGATCTGATCGAGCGGCTGCAAGTCGCTGAATTGCTGCTGCGCTTGTCGATGGATAAGCGTCTGATCTCGGCAAGGCAATATGCCAACGCAGTCGCATTGACGCAAAGCGTCGGTAAGCAGGCTGGTGGATGGCGCCGCAACGCAACATCGCCTGCCGCATGATGGTCAAGATCATTATGCCTGTGCGAAATACTAATCTGGTCGTGCCGCTGGCTCACGAGGCCACCGCCATGCGCATCGCAGATACCACTGACGCGGTTCAGGATTGGTCTGGCGCAGTTTCCCCATTGATCGGCTCCAGCCTTCGACAGGGCGACGTAGATAGCACGAAAGGACGCAGCACGCCGCCAATTCTGATTATGCCTGGCAGCAGAATTTCAACAACGGCAACCAGAACAACAACCACAAGAATGACGAGGTTCGTGCCCGCGCCGTCCGCAGATCAGAACGTGCGCCACCATGCTGATTTTTCTTTCGATGAACTTGTGCAAGCCTACCTCGATTGCAGAAAATCAAAACGCAACAAACCAACAGCCATCGCATTTGAGCAATCATTGGAGCGCAATCTAAGCGATCTGTACGAAGAATTGCGAGACGGATCCTATTATCCAGGTCGATCAATCTGCTTCGTCGTCACACGTCCCAAAGCGCGCGAGGTGTGGGCAGCAGCCTTCCGCGACCGTATTGTGCACCACTTGATGTACAACCGCATATCGCCGCGCTTTTACGCATCATTTATCAAAGACAGCTGCGCATGCATACCGGGTCGCGGCACACTCTACGCAGCCCAGCGCCTTGAATCCAAGGTGCGCAGCGTCACGCAAAACTGGTCTAAGCAAGCCTGGTATCTCAAATGCGACCTTGCCAACTTCTTTGTCGCTATCGATAAAGATGTGCTCTGGCAGCAGATCGTACCGCGTGTGCCAGAACCGTGGTGGCAACAACTGACGCACACCATCTTGTTCCACGATCCACGCACCAATTTTGAGTTGCGCGGCAAGCCGGAACTGATTGAGCGCGTACCGCTACACAAACGTTTAACCAATCAAGCTGCACACCTCGGTCTGCCGATCGGCAATCTGTCGTCGCAATTCTTTGCCAACATCTACCTCGACGCACTGGATCAGCACATCAAACACAAAGTGCATGCGCGGCATTACATCCGCTATGTCGATGATTTCCTGCTGCTGCACGAATCACCGCAATGGCTGAATGATGCCCATGCAAACATCAATGCATTTCTGCCACGCGTATTAAACGCTAATTTGAATCCGAGCAAAACAATCCTACAGCCAATAGAACGTGGCGTTGATTTTGTCGGACAAGTGATCAAGCCGTGGCATACAACAACACGTCGTCGCACTCTCAAACAGGCCATCCATCGCATTGACAGCATGGATGCTGAAGATGTTTATGCATCAGCAAACAGCTATTTCGGGTTGTTGCGCCAAGCCAGCGCCAGCCACCATGATCGCGCAGGATTTGCCAAGGCGCTGCTGAAGCGAGGGCAGACGGTCAATAAAAAATTTACCAAGACATACAGGAGGGAGATATGACGAAATCGCGTGGCATCATTCGCCCTGCCCATCAATGGAGTGATGCCGACATCACGACGCTAAAAATGCGTTACGCAGACGCAAGAAATAATAAATCTCTGAGAGTGTTCTTTAAATCGAAGACTAAAAGCAATGTCGCCTTTGTAAAGAGATGGACCAATTTCAAGTTTAGCCATTTCAATCACCTATTTAATGAAGAAAAGGCAATCCTATCATGAGCCAATTACAAGAAAACAATGCCGCCCCACAAGCGATAGCGCAAGATGATCTGACGGATGAGCAATTCTCATTTCTGGAAAATATTGGATGTTTGCGATGCGAAACAACTGATGGACCGCAATTTCTATGCAGTGATGAATCAATGCGAACCCTGCTTGCCGCCCATCCAGTGCAGCCGACAGAAAATTTCAGCAAAAAGCATACTGATATTTCGGTTCGATTGCGAGAGACTGCCGACAAGCAACCGGGCTGGAAGAAGTTGCTGTGTGAAGCCGCTGACGAGATTGAGCGCTACTACGGCGGCATGTTGGCATGGAAACAGACGGCAGAAACAAAGGATATGCAATTCAGAAATGAAGTTTCCGAACGTGTGAACGAGAGAATTGCAGACGGTCAAGCACAGCCAGAGCCGGCAGCCAACGACATCAAGAATGCACAGATCACGGCATACAAACAAGCGATCAAGGGAATCGGAAAATTGCCAGCGCGTTTTGCAGAATTTCGAGAACAAAACGTAAGCGCAGCCAATGTCATCTTACAAAATGATCTCGTAGATGAACTCATCTTGCTGAAGCAATCGCTTGCTGCCATCAATAAAGGCGAAGACGTCTAAAATGCCAATCTCCAGCACCAGCAGAAAAAAGCCAATCGAGGTGAGCGCAGTCGGCTCACTCGAATCGGCTGACCTGCGCGGTCTCGCTAGAGTATTATTGCAACTCCGTCAGCAACCAAAACTACGCATCGTCACCAATGAGCAATCGGGCAGCCATCTACCTGCGCAGCAGCAAAGACCGGAGTGATGTATCACTCGATGCCCAACGTCGTGCGCTGCACGATTTGGCGCAGACCAAAAAC